AATGCTGTCTACTGTTGAAATCGTTGTGCTTGCGGGTATTCCAGAACCACTAACACTGAATCCTACCTGAAGTCCAGACGTATTGTCTAGATTCAAGAGTGTGCTGTAAGAATCAGATCGTTTATTTGTGATTATATTGTAAGAAGATGCTACAGGAGGAGAACTGATATCTCCTTCAATAATGTTCTGTATCCAATATAGACTCGCTGAACTAATATTCTCCGACATTAATCGACGAACCAATAACTCAACGTCATCCAATCCAATCGCGTTGTCGTGATTGATGTCACCTCGCTGATAGTTGTTAACATCGAGTGTGATGCCGGAGACATATCCGTTGTGCGACTTACTAAGAACAACCTGAGCACTGTCAACAATAGACGAAACGATTGACTCTGCTGTGAGTCCAACGCCTTCTATGAGATCGCCGACAACTAGTGTGGATGTGTCCGTTACATATAAATTGAAACTAGAATCAGCGATATTAGGTTGTGCTGTCAATGCTGCATCACTATCGATCATTGCCAATAGCGGCGATGACAGTGTTACAGTGTTTCCAAAAATACTGGAGATCGTTGTGCCTGCTTGGAGTGCAGCGTCGCCGTACAAGTAATAACCCGGCGCGACATTCGCAACCGACGAGAGTAACAACGTCGATGTGCCGATATCGCCTGTAGCAGAGTCAACAGATCCGTCAGGCATCGTAACAGAAAACGTCGATGCACTATCGCTAGTGACTGTCGTACCTACGTTTGTTGTGAAAAAGGTATACAGCGATCCATCGGATTCAGCATGCACGATCTTTGTCAGTTCATTGATAACTGTATCCCAGTTAACACTAACGGTCGGCGCTGAATACACGTCCGAATCGACATACGTTTTGTAGTCTAGTTTGCCGTCGCCTCTGTCAATAACTGCTGTTCTTTCTTGATCGTAGTATAGATTAGTTAATTGATATTCTTCGCGCGTGATAGTTTCAACTCTAAGACCATCCGTGGTTGCATCTGAAACAAATGTCTCTAGATCAAACGTACGTAATGGACTGACAGAAGGAATTCTTCTTGTTCCAGTCTTGGTGACAAAATATGGTTGAAGTGTCGTGTTATAACTATCAGGATATCGCGAGTATTCTAGATTCGCTGCAGTGATTGTAGGTACGGTAGCAATCAACGCAGGAGATATTGTAATAGTGTCCGAATCTACTATAGAAGCAATGGTTGTGTTTAATGCGAACGCCGAATCTCCGTAGATGTAGTCGCCTACAGATAAACCAGATATGCTGATTACGTCTAGCGTCGCAACACCTGGACCAGCAGTGAATCCCGCGGGTAAGACCACGGCGTCTGGTGTCACGTAGGATCCGAATACGTTTCTTGTCCAGTTAGTGACATCATAAGACCGAGAGAATGTGAATCCCGAACCTACGCTCGTAGTATTGATCAACCGATCTGTGGTTGATTCTATTGTCATCTCGACGTCATCAAACGTCAGTGTCGCGCCGTAGTAGAATGCATTGATCGCATACTTACTAACAAACACTTCATACAGTCCGCTCTTTACCGTCGTCTCTATTCTAACAACTTCGGCAGTAAATGTCTGGACTGGTTGTCCTGGGAATTGAGAGGACAGCGTAGCAAACTCGCCGACGATATCAAGCGGATCACCTGACACAAGCGTCGCCATGAACGAATACTGTCTGTCCCAGTTACCATCTGACGGTTTAAAAATGTAGTCTCTTGGTAACCAGATTTCAACATCTTCGCCGAAGAGAATTCTAAAGAGAACCTTTACTGATTCAAGTGATCCCTTCGCTTCATATAGGATTCTTGTATTCTTTAGTAGATTAGCGACATCGTCATCAATGTTGTCTTTGTTTATGGATATTGCCGAACCGACTTCAGTGTACAGTTTCTGGAGAAACAATCTACTAGTCGACTCGGTGTTTCGAACAATCTGGTCGCGATTGATAACAGCAGAAGGAGAAAACTCATCCTCTTCCATGAACTCGTAGTATTTCTTAAGGAACTCAATGAAAGGAAGCGCGACCTCAAGTAACGCTTCCGGTATTAACTCCTCAACTCTATTCTTTTCTCTGCTCATTACAACCTAGTAAACGTTTCGAAGTTAGATACTCCAGATTGACCATTTGTACTAATGCTATCAAGCGACATTGTTACAGTTACATCAGACGGAATAATCTGGAGCAACTGATTGAACTTGGGAGCGATATCAAAGGCATCAGGTGTGACGTATACGGATATGGCGTTTGTCGAGTCGAACTTAATGCTGTTGATCGTGATGATACCTGTTGTGGAATCAATCGTACCAACGTCTGAATAACTCTGGAGTTTCGACTGGGTTAATGCATTATAGAAGAACACTCTTCTGGAAGTTACAGATCCTGTTATAGGTTCGTCACCTAGTTTAGCAGAGATGCCGTCAATCAAAAACTCTGTACTGTCTATGCTGAACTCGGTATCTGATGCCAAATAAAGTTTACTAGGGAACAGAATTGTATACGTGGTTGTTTGTGTTGGGTTTGGTGTAAATGCTTTATACATCGTAGGTTTAATTACACTACTCACAATTCCATCATCGACATTATCAATCTGTGATAATAGATTAGAGTGACGAAGAACACCACCGAACGCTTTAAGACTTGTGTTGTTGTATGTCGTTATGATACCGCGAACTAGTGACTCAAGTTCACCTGCTGTTTTTGTCGTGTTGTTGTTGTCATACTTAACACCTGCAAACAACTGGAGATATGTGTATTCTGGATCAACAATCTCTGGCAATATAGAACCAATATTCTTGGTAGACAGGTATGAAATGATCGCACTCTTAAATGACTGTGTTGGTAGATTACCAGACACTAGCGAAGGAGTAACAAACACTTTACCATAAGTAGGAGGACTTGCCTGTTCACCACCCCAGACAGAAACATCCGCGAGTTCGGTGAAGTTTGCAAGTAACAACGTCTTGTAATCGTTCGCTGATACCGCTCTGTCCTGTGTCGCATTGACCAGAGGCGAGTTGTATTTGATAGACTCAATAGATTCTAAACTTGCGCCACCTGTTGTTGTAGTGAAACCAGAAGAGAACGTGGTAGCAATATTAGATATTGAATCCAGTTCACCGTTGATCGACATCGATGTGATGTTGTTGGCCGCAGCGCCGGCAGTCTCTACATAAGACACTTCAACGACTGAACCGTTGGCAGGTTTCTTACCTATTCGACCATCACCGAAGTAAACGTCATATCTTCCGAACACGTTCTCTTGAAGAAAGAACACCTTTGAATCAGAACTAGATTCAGCAATGTCCACATACTTAGTATAGGCATCACCAATCGTTGCGGTGGCATTATCGTACACCTTGACACCGATTGATGTGGTATCGATTGCACTTGAATTCAATTCGAATTTCTGGAAGTCAACCAATCCGTCAACATTGATCCTCTCGGTTCGAATAGTTCCTTCATAAACAGGAATGTTTGTGAAACTATAAGTGTTGGTTAAACTCTTGTTTGCAGTCACTGAACTGAGTACAACAAACGCATAAGTCACATTGTTGATCGTACCATTGAATGTAGTTCCTCTTGGTATAGTTAACGCGGATGCACTAACTGATGTGCCAGTAACAACAACATCCAACTCAACAGACGCGCTGATACCAGACCGTGGTACATATCCCAACAGTTGTGCATGAGAAACGACATTCGATCTAACCTGAGAAGTATTCAAAAATGATTCATTAAGTGTAAGATGCGCCATTAATGCGTTCATCTGAGTATTGTATGCGAGGACGTCTAATAGAACCCCAAGACCAGAACCATCGAAATCGTAATCGGTGAACTCAATCTGATTTTTCATAAAGGATTTAAGTTCTTCCCTTATGTTGTCGTAGTCTAGATCGACTAAACTAGGTGTTGGCATTAGCGTAATCTCTTAAGAATTAGTGATATGTCGGCTTCCTGTTGTGTACTAATAATAATCATGTCCAAACGAATGCCGTATGCGTGATTGTCTGCATCATCATCAATCGTGATACCCGTAATTTCTACTCTAGGTTCATGTTCTTTAATCGAATACTCGATCTCTTGACCCATAGAATATTGTGTGATTTCTGTTGCAAGTTCGAATAGATAATCCGTGACGTTTGATCCATATCTTGGATTAAAAGGTTTCTCACCCCTGCGTGTGTGAAGAATGTTCTTGATCGAATTTTTGATTGCATTCAAGTCTGTCACAGGAGCAATATCGCCGAGATTTGGATGAAGTTTAAACCGAAGGTCTAAGTCTCTATATCCAACTGTCGTCGTGTCTATGTTTGAGTAGTTAGTGGCCATGTATTCTATTTATACCCTAAAAACTAGAAGTATGATCGTGAGAGTGAAGAACCACACCTGTGTCGATGATAGAACCACTTGAAACAACAATCTGACCTTTGCTGAACGTGAACGACACATTCGGTGCTGTGATAGTGTGCTTGCCATCGACTGTCAGTGTATCTGCATCACCCACAGTTGTTGTTCTTGATCCGACTATAGTGATAGTATCCGTTCCAATGGACATAGTTCTACTTCCTGCATAGTTTTGCGTTACCGCGTCAGTCACATTTTCTGTTAGCGTTCCAGTAATAGTTCTGAGCACATTACCATCAACTTTCTCGGTCAAATTCCCCTTCACATATGTGTCACAATTTTTTTCAATTGTCAGATTAACATTGCCGACAATACTCACATTCTTACCACCGGCGATGATCTCATATTCGTCTCCGACTATCCGATGTACAACCGTACCGTCAGGATGAACTTCTCTGAATGTGCCCGACCTATGGTACTCATGAAGTCGTTCTGCGTCCTTTGTATCGTCGATTTCACGAAGATGCCCGCTCTCGGACTCGTGTACGTGGTTTTTCGGGTATACGGGTGCGTATGGGGTCTCTGGTTCACTCCAGGTGCCGCCGGAGGCGGTCGGCACATTGACGCTAATGCTACTATTCTTCTTAGTGACGACGCTGGTAATGACTCCACGCGCGTGTTCATTGACATCCGTCGCACTGTCACCGATATAGTTTGTCTTTGGATACGTTCTAGATGGGTCATAAAACCCACCAGTGCCAGCACTATCCATTTGTCTCGAAGCGACTGATCCCATGATCACGGGATCTTGACAGTCGTTTCCATCGCGAAAAAATCCAATGACCCAACTACCTTCAATTAGTCCATGGGGCGATTCAAAGATGCCAGAATTGCCAGATGCTGTCGTAGGCATCATGACAGATGCCCATGGTAATTCTTCGGTTTTGATATCTTCCGTACTTTCAGAATGATATCCGAAACATCGGACACGAACGCGGTTCATCATTTCAGGATCATTTCGATCCTCTACGACTCCTGTGAACCAAACAAAATCACCGTACATCATTCATACTCTTATATTTGCTTATCATTCGTTCTCTGTCTATAGAGTCCTTTCTAACAGAAAGATCGACCGTATATGACCCACCGTACACAATGTTATGGCGCACACTTGAGACGAAATACTTTCCGGAGAAATAGTCATCCTGTACTTCGGATAGAAACTTGGGATCAGTCGGAGTCGGTAGCGTAATGTCTACGATACTGCCTGCTTTAAGTCTGGTATCACCTGCGAGTTTTACATTATGTGATATCGCAAACTGATTTTCATATCGGAACCGTTTCTTTGCAATAGACACATCTACTCTGTTCTGACCATTTTCAGAATTAGTAAACGCCATGGTGTTCTTGTTGACCATATATGTCTTGGGTTGTCTAAGATCTGCGACTGGTTTGCCTGCGATAGTGTACGTGTCCGATAGTATATAGTCTTTATCTAATCGACCCAGATCCTCATCCAGTAGATTGTAGTCTTTCTTCTCGAATGTCTTGGTCGAAATATCATTCATGAAGACACGCGCGGCAATACCACCTTTCTTGAACGATTCATAATGTGACAGACCGAGATACGAATCGATTTGTTTTT